TGCGTTTACCTAACGGTCAAGTTGTTACTCTTGAACAGGCTGGTCTAACTCGTGTTTACGTTGCTCCCGTTGTAACCGCTGAAGTGATAACTCCTGGGCCAATCGAGACTCCAACTGCCACCCCGACACCTTCACCGACTCCTTCTCCAACCGTTTCACCCTCGGTAGAGCCGACAAGTACCCCAACACCAACCCCAACACCAAGCCCAGAAACAACACCGCAACCAAGTCCATCACCATCTTCTACTCCTACTCCTGAACCAACGGTAGCACCAACACCCACACCCACACCCGTAGAACCATCACCTACACCTGCTCCAGAACCTCAACCAGCGCCTCAGCCTCAACCAGAACCACCCGCACCCGCACCTCAGCCAACTCCTGTTGTGATTCCTGACCCAGTTGTAATTCCTGACCCAGTTGTAATTCCTGACCCTGTTCCTCTTCCTGAACCTCCTGCAATTGAGCCTGAACCTGTTCCATTACCTGAACCAGACCCTGTAGTTGAACCTGCACCTGAACCTGCACCTGAGCCAGAAGTTGTTCCTGAACCTGCGCCAGAACCAACTCCAGAACCAGAAGTTGTTCCTGAGCCTGCTCCAGAACCCGCACCTGAACCAGAAGTAATTCCTGAACCTGCACCTGAACCACCTGCTGTAGTTGAACCACCTACTGTTGAAGAAGTAGTGAAAGATGCGATGGCTGACGGTAAACTTAGTGAAGAAGAAAAAACAATTGTTGCAGAAGCATTAATCGCAGCCCTTGCACCTGGTGAAGCCGTGTCTGCACAAGACATGCGAGATGCAGGTTTGGATTATAAAGATTTACCACCAGAAACACCTGTTGATGTTCGTACGGATGAAAAAGGAAATGCAGTTGTAATTACTGCAGAAGTTGCAGCGCAAGTAGAACTTGTGCAAGACCCTGCAGCATTTCTTGCAACAGCATTTACAGACCCAGGTGCGGCACTAGCAGCGCTTGGTTCTATTGGTGCTGATATGTCCCCTCAAGAACGAGAAGAAGCAACAAAGATGGTTGTAGCAACAGTGGTCGCTGCTGGTGCTGCAATGAATGCAGCAACTACTGCGGCAGCATCTGCCGCAGCAGCGACAACAAGAACTGGAGGCAGTACAGGTGGTGGAGGCCCATCAGGTGGTGGAAGTCCATCAAATGACACTAAAGGCACAAGGAGACGAGAGCCGTGAAAATTCTAAAAGATATGGTTGACCAACTCTGGACTCTACTTGGCATGTTTATTGCTTGGGTAGTTTTAGACGGAAGTGCAAAAACCATTGTTGGTTATGCAATTGTTGCAACATTGGTTGCATGGGCAATTACGTATCCACTGCGTAATCGAGACGAATAAGAGACCATTGGTCTGAGTAGGGCATAGTTAGGAGAATCATGGATATCAATACACTTAAGTCAGCAGGAGCATCTTGGCTTCGTGCGTCAATTGCAGCGGTTGCTGCTCTTTACATGGCTGGCATTACTGACCCAAAAACTTTGGCAAGCGCTTTTGCAGCAGGCCTTCTTGGTCCAGCAGCAAAATTTGTAAATCCAAAAGACCCATCATACGGTTTCGGCAAGAAGTAATTTAGAGGAGATGCACCAGTGACAAACACCTTTGCAACTATCGGCATTGTCGCTGGTGCTCTCATTAGTCTAGGAGTGCTCTTGAGTCCGTTCTATAAGAAATTAAAACGTTGGGGCTCATGGATGGAACGCTTTATGCGTGATTGGGAAGGCGAAGAGGCTTCACCAGGGCGTGATGCCGTTGCTGGAGTAATGCAGCGCTTAAACAACATGGATGGCGAGTTAAGTCAAAACGGTGGAGTTACCACAGTCAAAGACCGTGTAGACCGCCTTTACGAGAACCAAACAATACTTATGGAAGCATTTGTAGAAATGGGCGAACGTCTTATTTCAATTGAAAATTGCTTAACGAATACTAAGACTCAAGACTAGAAGTAAGGGACCATAGGACTATGGGACAAATGAACATGGTACGTGCTGGTCACGGCAACAGTACCGAGAATCCTTTTGATTCACTCGGTAAAGCAATTGCTGGACGTTCCAATAACATGCAACATGCAATTTTGCAGTCAGGTATGCAAGGTGCTCAACATGCCCATGAAAAAGAAATGCAAGAAAATGAACACGGGCATGATGTTAATATGGCAGTTGTTAATCATGTACTTGGGCAAGATGCAGCAGACCGTGCACACGGACGTAACACTCATTTTTTTGATGCAGTAAACAAGCACGCAGAAGGCGGAACTGGTGTCAAACTTGGATTTGGCGATACAAATCTTGAGTACACACGTAAATCAAGTAAACCTCGTGCACCAAAAGCATCTCCTGCAAAGCCACAAGGTCCACAACTAGTTGGTATGCCAATTAACATTGCAACTGCTGGTAAACCTGCTGCGCCTGCTGCTCCTGTTGCAAAAACACAGAAGTACGCACACCGTGACCCTGTAACAAAGAAAATTTCAGGATACAAAGATTATCCACAAGAGCCTATTGCTACAAAGAAAGCAACAGCAAAAAAGGCTGCTCCAAAGAAAAAGAAATAAACTATGTCTGCGGCGCTTAACGAGGACACTGTTTCACATCAGGAATTTACTAAGGGTGTTTCTTTTGAAACAATTCCACCTTCTGTTGTTACTCACGGACAAATTGTTCGTAACTTTGGGATGCAACCTCCAGGATATTGGCTAGAATCACGTATGAGTACTCCTGGCCCAATGACTGGTGGAGCACCGATTCTTAGTCCAACTCAGTTTAGTCATGGGGTGATGTGGTAATGGCAAGTGCAGCATGGCAACGTAAAGAAGGTAAGAACAAAAAAGGCGGCCTTAATGAAACAGGTCGTAAATCTTACGAAAGAGAACACCCTGGTTCTAATTTAAAAGCACCTGTTTCCAGAGAAAGAGCGGCACGTTCTCCAAAAGACGCATCACGTCGTAAATCATTCTGCGCACGTATGGGCGGAATGGAAGGACCAATGGAACGCAACGGTAAACCAACTAGAAAAGCACTGGCACTAAGGAAGTGGGACTGTTAATGAAATGCGCTAACTGTACAAAAGACGCTTTTTATATTTACCAAATTACTGAGGGTGCACAAATTTTGTATTGCAACAACCACTTGCCAAAGTTTTTAGAGCAAGCAAAAAAGGCTGGATTACTAAAGACGACTGAAGCCTTAAAGTCTGTACTTGAAGAAGGCTTTAAAAAGATTTTAAGTACACCTGATGAACCTGTACTTGAGGCAGAACCAACACCGACTACAACACCGTCAAAAAACTCGACTAAGAAACCCGCAACAAAAAATGACTCTGATTCGTAAGTTTGCTATACAAGGTCATTCAGTCCCAAGTTCTGCACATACCCCTAGAGGTCCTTTTCCACCCGAAGTTTTAGCCAAGCCAGAAATGGCTGTAGAAGAACATCATTCAGATTCTTTACATGCTGGGTTAGATGATGTTCGGTTCTTTAAGTGTAAAGAATGCGAAGAAGTTCTTTTACAAGATGAATTAGACAACCACGAGTGTGGCGACTAAACCCTGACATATAGTCAATATTCTTGGATACTTACACGTAAGGTTCCCCTAAGCGCATGGGGAAATTAACACTTCTCTAGAGAAAGCAGAAATCACATGGCAGTAAATAACGTAGGAAACTTGCTAGATACAAGTGGGCAATTAGCAGTAGATTTTGTGTGGGGAAATATGCCTATGCAACCAAATGATGACCGTCCAAATGCTGTAGGAGTAGTTGGAACCCCTGGTCGTCTTGACCCAGATGCTTCAATTCATGACATTGCATTATCAGGATGGAATGGTTATCCACTCTTTACAGCAAATGACCCAGGAGAAGAAATTGCTGGCGTTGCTTATATTAAAACTCCAAATGTACTTGGCTACACCGCTACACAAGCAGTTGATGCTCTAAAAGATGATGGTTATCTTGCAGGCAGTATCACTAACACAACTGGTGTAACAAACACTGCTTCAACAATCACAGCAGTGGCACGTACAGGTACAACAGCAACAATCACCTCTTCAGGTGCTGGTGCTAAATATCCAGTTGGAACAAAGATTACAGTTGCAACACTTGCATCACCAGATACTGACCTTAATGGTACTTGGACAGTTACAGCAGTTGCTACAAACACTGTTTCATTTACAACTACAACTTCAGGAACCCTGTCAACATCAGGACTTACAGTTGCTGGTTTGACTGGTGCAACAACAACTGTAAAAACTCAATCAGTTGCTCCAGGTGCAAACAGCAAGACAAAGAACAGTGCAATTACAATTACTTCTTGGGCATAAGTAAGTAGTATGGCTCGTGTAGCAGGCGGCAAGAGTAGTCGTGGTAAACGACGCTCTATGCCGTCTGCTCAAGAGTTAATGGGTGATTTAAGTCGCCAAGTATTTGGGCAAGAATTTACGGGTGCTCCAACAACAGCATCTACAGCAGAGTTCAGGAACATGCGTAACCGCATGGAAGATGATTCGCAGGGCTTAGATTACTTTTTGTTTGATAATGAACGAACTGAGTACAATAACTTGGCTGGGTTACCAAGTTCTATGGATACTTCTTATGGTCGTCAGTTTGTTGAGTACAACCCTCTCACAGGAGACGAAAGCGTTCCTGGTTATTTTGGACCTCAGAACGAAGAAGACGATTCTCCAGCACCATTGACTGTGGTTCCAACATCTACAACAAACCCAGAACGCCCACGTACAGTAGCGGCTGGTTATGATGCAGATGAAGAAAAGTTAACTGTAGTTTTCCGTGATGGAACGTTTTATAACTACTATGAAGTAGACGAAAACGAGTGGGCAGCATTTAAGTCTAACCGTTCTAAAGGTGCAGTTATTTACCGTATGCTTGACTTTAAACCACGTGGCCCAGCAGATGAATCTAATATCTCCCAGTCTGCTAGAGAAGCGTACTATCGTTTCTCCCGTGGTGCTCAGATACACTTAAAGGGTAAAGGTAAGGGACAGAACAAAACAACGTATAAAACTGCGGCTCAAAAGGCGGCGTCTAAGAAAAGGTAACAAATGCCAAAGGTGCATAACATCGGTCCAGTATTCGTTCAAGTAACTAAATTTCCCTATGAATGGGGCAGCAAAGTAGTTGTTCGTGGTTGGACTCAAGAGATTGAAGAACCATTTAGAACTTCTAAACCTTTTATACTAAGATTACCTAAGTTCAAGGCACTAGTGTGTGGTCGTTGGACTGGTCTAAAAACCGAAGAAGAAGCATTATCTGTAGCACTAGAAACACGGGAAGTGACGTATGAGGATTTTACGGAAGAAGCAGGATGGACACCAGCCCCAAACACGGATTCAGAAGAGAGTGTCGAAGATATCTACGCCCGACTTGATTCAGTGGATGGAACATTCAATGTTCACGATTGGCAAGTGTATTACCGCTTGGCAAAAGAGTCCGACTGAAGAAATGTTAGATGAGGTAGTAATGGGTGCAGAAGCCTTTTACGAAATCGCTAAAGAGTTGAGACGTCGTGCTTAATGTGTTACGCTTTGCTTGCTTTACCTCTCTCTTGGTCAGGCGATGGCCCACGCAAGTGGGTCTCGCTATTTACGGAGTCAAATGAATACCTATGATGACGATAAGTTTGAGGAAATTAATCCTGAGTTCTATTTAAACGAAGAGAACTTAGCCCCCGAAGAAATCATCGAAGAACTAGACGAACTTTCACAACAGTTTGTTGAAAAACTAATTGATAAAATTTTAGATTTTCTTAAAGTGCTTGTAGGACATGACCTTCACGCATATCAAAAACCTTTAGCACGCAGAATTATTGAATCAGTAATTATTAATGATGGTGAAGAAATAACCGCACTTGCTTCACGTCAGTCAGGTAAGTCAGAAACGGTTGCGGATACAGTAGCCACATTGATGGTTCTACTTCCACGTCTTGCAAAATTATATCCAGATTTGCTTGGAAAGTTTAAAGATGGTCTGTGGGTAGGGTTATTTGCACCTACTGAGTCACAGGTAGAAACCTTGTTTAGCCGTGCTGTTACACGACTTACCTCTGAGCGTGCAGTTGAAATTCTTGGTGACCCTGAAATTGATGACTCTGCTGCACGTGTGGGTGGAGTTACACGTCAGATTCGTCTTAAAAAATCTGGTTCAACTATTACGATGATGACTGCAAATCCTCGTGCAAAAATTGAATCTAAATCTTTCCATTTGATTGTCATTGATGAGTGCCAAGAAGCAGATGACTTTGTAGTATCTAAATCAATTTCTCCAATGCTTGCATACTACGCAGGAACAATGGTTAAGACAGGAACTCCTACAACAAGTAAAAACAACTTTTATCGTGCTATCCAACTAAACAAACGACGTCAAACAGGTCGTGGTTCACGTCAAAATCATTTTCAATGGGACTGGAAAGAAGTTTCAAAGTTTAACGCCAACTACGAAAAGTTCATTAGAAAAGAAATGCTTCGTATTGGTGAAGACTCAGATGAGTTCCAAATGTCTTACTGTTGTAAATGGCTTCTTGAACGAGGAATGTTTGTTACATCCAATGTTATGGATAAGTTAGGTGACACGTCTTCTGAGTTAGTAAAGTCTTGGCATAAGACACCAGTAGTTGTTGGTATTGACCCTGCCCGTAAAACTGACAGTACAGTTGTAACTGTGGTGTGGGTTGATTGGGACCGTCCTGATGAGTTTGGCTACTTTGAGCACCGTGTTCTTAACTGGCTTGAAATACAGGGAGACGATTGGGAAGAACAGTACTTCCAAATAGTAAATTTTTTAGAAAACTATGATGTTCTTGCAATTGGAGTAGATGCTAACGGTGTAGGTGATGCAGTTGCCCAACGTTTAAAACTTCTTATCCCTAGAGCCGAAGTAACTGCTCTTACATCTTCGCCTTCCGAACAGTCAAAACGTTGGAAACATTTACAGGCTTTAATTCAAAGAGAAATGATTTCTTGGCCTGCCCACGCAAAAACACGTAGATTGCGTACGTGGAAGCGATTTGTACAACAAATGACAGATGCAGAAGTACAGTACAAAGGACCTAACTTTCTTGTAGCCGCACCTGATGAAGCCTATGCTCACGATGACTTTGTAGATTCTTTATCAATAGCCTGCTGTTTAACTGAGTCTTTAGTTATGCCAGAAGTAGTGGCTTCTTCTAATCCTTTTTTCTAGTTAAACAACACAAGACGGTCAAAAGGTAGGAAACTATTACCTGGAATGGCCTTCCTATTTATCCTTAAGGAGTAAACATGAGTATCTCACCAGCACCTCAATTTCCAGAGCGTGCACCCCAGAACTACGAACTAAAGGGCGCTGACAATGCAACACGTCGTGGTCCACTTCGTTTTGAAGAAGGAATCGCAACAGACACAGATGTCCCAACCGATTTCCAAAAGGGCATGATGCAGGGTTACATGCCTGCAGCAGGACGTCCTAACCGTAACGCAAACGTATTTGAGAAGCCTGCTGCTGAAACTCTTGCAGAGCGTGCCCACGTGGGTTCTGCTGCATGGGTAGAAGCACCAACATTCTTGGGCGAGTTCGCACACGGAACTCACAACGACTACGCTGCTCAGACAATTGAGACAGTTGTTCGTTCAGGCGGACGCACACAGCGTACTTCCGCAACAGTCGTAAACGACTAAGTTAAGACAGACATCTGATAACCCCCACACTAGTGTGGGGGTTTATCGGGTTATAGAGAGGAGATAGTATGGCGAGTAAACCTGCCAACCCTAAGATGTGGGCAATGATTGTTGCGCAAGCAAAGGCAAAGTACTCTAACTATCCAAACCCAGGTGCATCGCACTGGGTTCATAAGACTTATGTAGAACATGGTGGTCGCTTCATTGAAACCACAGAAGCAGACCGCAAAATGGGTATTGCAAAAAAGAAACACGAAAGAGAAAAATTAGAAAAAAGAAGTAAGATTGATAAAGATAAGACAGAAAAGAAGTCTTCAAAGAAGGATAAAGGCAAGAAGTAATGTCATTTATGGACTTTAGTCCTCCGTCATACAGGGCTGCATCATCAGACTTAACCATTTCGGTTTCACCACTTGGTTTAGTTGAACTTGCTGACGAAGAATTTGAAGTACATGGTCCACGCCTTAATCGCTACTCACTTAACTGGGCAATGTATCTTGGTCACCACTGGGGTTATCGCCGTGAGTCTGGCGAAATGCAACTTACAGTTAATTACTACCGTGCATTTAATGACTTTTTAGCACGCTTTGTATTTGGTAAGGGTATTCATTATCGTTCCCCTAAAGCAACAGAAGCAATTGTTCCAGACCGCTTAGAGCGTATTTGGGAAGTAGACAACGACAAAATGCGTGTACTTCTTGAAATGGCACAACAAGGTGGAATTACTGGAGATGTATTTGTAAAAATTGCATACGAAGAAGCATGGAAAGATTCATCAGGAGCAAATCATCCAGGTCGTGTTCGTCTTCTTCCAATGAACTCTTCTTTTTGTTTTCCTGAATTCCACCCACACGATAGAACACGCCTTCTTCGCTTTAAGCAGAAGTATCGTTTCTGGGGTACATCCCTAGAAGGTACACGCCAAGTATTTACTTACACTGAAATTCTTACGGACGACACAATTGAAGAGTACATCAATGATGAATTGATTGACTCTCGTCCAAATCCACTAGGACTTATTCCAGTGGTGCACATACCTAATGTTCCTGTTTCAGGTTCACCGTGGGGTCTCGCAGACGCACACGACATCATCACACTAAACCGCTCCTACAATGAAATATCAACTGACATTGCAGACATCATTAACTATCACGCTTCCCCTGTGACAGTTATTGTTGGTGCAAAAGCCTCTAATCTTGAAAAGGGTGCTAAGAAGGTTTGGGGCGGTCTTCCAAAAGATGCTCAAGTCTTCAACCTTGAGGGAGGTGCTGCAGGAATTCAAGGTGCGCTTTCATACCTTGAACTCTTGAAGCGTTCTATGCACGAAATCATGAACATCCCAGAAACCGCACTGGGTCAAGTTCAACCTATCTCCAATACATCTGGCGTTGCACTTTCTATTCAGTACCAGCCATTGATGAACCGTTGGGCACAAAAAACTTCGCAGTACGGCAAAGGTTTAGAAAAAATTAACGAACTTGCTCTTCGTACATTGTTCTTCAAAGAACCAGAAACAATGACTTACAATCCAGATATAGATGGACCTATTAAAGAAGGTCAGTACCCACAACTTGACCCTAATGACCCTATTTCATATCAAAACTATGCACAGTTCCCTCAACCACTTCCTCTAGACAAGTTAATTGTTTTGAATGAAATTCAAACTAAACTTGGAATGGGTCTTGAGTCTAAAGAAGGCGCATTGCGTCAACTTGGCGAAGAATTCCCAGAAGAGAAGTTAAACGAAATTCGTGATGAACTTATGTCTGATGCACAAGCAGACGGTGCTCTTCAACTTGTAAAGATTCAAATTCAAAAGGCCATTATGGATATGACTGGCATGATGCCAGGACCTGATGGAAACTCTGCAATCCCAATGGAACCAACACCTATGGGTGACGGAGATGTTCTAGGAGACGGCATGTCTGGTCCAGAAACTAAGGACAACATGGAAAACCCTGCAAACCAAGAAATGGCAGGCATGGAAAAGATGGCTGAAG